TTGTTGATTTCCGCCTCAAGCGCACCGAGTGTAGCATATTGAAAATTCCTATTAAGATTATCGGCATATAATGCATCATGATTATTTTTCCAGCTGCCATTTTCAAAGCCTATAAATACCTGTTCTGGGGCTTTGGCCAAAGAAAATATACCGACATGATCATCATCGGCGACCAAATTGTAAACTTTATTCTTAGATCCTAAACGAGTGAGAGCTTTTTTTACTTCCTCGATATAGGTGTTGAAATAGGATAGAGTTTTGGTGTCTTCATTGCATAAATCATTATTGCCATTTACCACGACCCAGTCAGCTATATTGGATTGAGCGATGGAGCGAGCAAAAACTTCGGCACCCTGTTCAAGATGTTTTAAAATCTCTTCTTTGTCTTTTAGAGTATAAAACTTTTTATCTTGAGATTCTTTAACTTCATCAGAAGTAACAATACGTTTAGAAATGTTATCTAATTTTTCAGTGATTAATTTTTCTAAGTCATCAATTTCTTTGTATATTTCTGACATCTTCTGTGTCGTAAAATACAGATTATTTGGGCCTTCTGGGATATTGTCAGAGCTTAATATTTTATCATGCTTTTTATTTATATCATCCCTTAGGCCTTGTATTAATTTAGGATCAACAGCCCCATGGCCTGGATCTCCTTTTGGTCCAGCAGGAGCTTTTCCTAGATCAACAAAGCCCATTTAAGCCCCCTTGCTGAAAGCATAGATATTTATTGTACCAGTCCCTGATGTTTTTGTGTAAACAGCTCTCATTAATGGTGCAGCGAGATCTGTAACGCTCCAAATAGTATCACCAGCAGCGCTAATAGAAACAGCGCTAGACGCAACATCTGTCCATGTAGTTCCATTTACCGACTGCTGTAATTTTAACGTACCAACTGGAGATCCTGTGTAAACAGCTTGAATACAGCTTAAAATCATCTCATAAACAAGCATTGGGTCACTGGTAAGTGTTGCAGTTGCCATGTCTCCAGCTTTTAAAATTATATAAGGTTCTGGTACTGCACCTAAACTATTTGGTAATCCACCTATAATTTTCATAAATCTCCTTTAGTCTGCGATCTTAAAGATTTGTAACCATTCACTAGTGTCATTACCAGCATATGATGGTGTAGAGGTCGCCCCTGATTTAACTTGTCCTCTAATGGTGTCATTCAGAGCTAATCTTACAAGAGACGTAACTGTACCCATATTAGTTGATGATGCGTTTGCTACTTCGTACCTAAAGTTTATATAGTTTAAGGTTGTAGCGTTATTTTGAAAAATACGCATTTGAACCAAATCGCCTACAGCGTTAAGTGTGGCAGTTAAGTCAAGATTGTATGATATAAAATAAAGCCCAGGAGTTACAATCGTGAACACTCCAGACCCACTATCAGTAATCCCGTTTTTTGTTACCGAAGTCCACTGAGTGGTAGTAAAAGAACTTGTCACTGATCCAGTCGCGCTATTTGCACTTACATAAATTCCAGTATTAGCACTCCATGAAGGAGCTGAAGTACCACCGTTTGATATTAAAAACTGACCAGCAGTCCCGTTAGCTAATCTTGTACCCGTACCGGAAGCCCCACCATAAATAATATCTCCACCAGTTGTCATAGGGGATAGAGCGTCAAAAGCTGGTGCTTTAGTGGTTTGTCCTGTCCCACCGTTAGCAATTGCCACAGTACCAGTGACATTTGCAGCGGTCCCAGATGTATTTTGATTTAGAGTTGGGAAATCGCCAGCAACAGCAATTGTTAAAGCCCCAGTGGTGGTTGTAGATTTTAAGATACCAGTAGATAATGCAGAAGTTCCTAAACTGTAATCTGTACCAGAGGTAGCAGCGGAGATTGCGGTTCCATTGCCTTTTAAAATACCAGTAATACTAGTTGATAAAGTCAATGCAGGAGTTGCCCCACCGCTAGAACTACCTGCAAAACCATTAGAGCTTGCAACTGAAATAGAGGTTACATAAGTACCAGAAGCTTGTTTTCCATTGAACGTATTCCAATCAGTCGATGATAGATAACCGTTATGGGTTGTATCAGCCACATGTTGGGATAATGAAGTCCCTGATCCAATAACAGATCCTGAACCACCAGTAACGGTAATCCCATCAGTACCTGCATCCGTTAAGTTCCCTATAGTTAATGAAGACTGTTTATTATTGAATGTAGACCAATCAGTAGAACTTAAATACCCGTTATGTGAAACATCAGCAACATGCTGTGATAAAGAGACTCCAGAGCCTATTATAGATCCAGTCCCGCCTGTCACTGTTATCCCATCAGTACCAGCGTCTGTCAGATTACCAATTGTAAGCGCAGATTGCTTATTGTTGAAAGTATTCCAATCAGAAACGCTTATCCCTCCAGGATGTGTAGCGTCCGCTGAATCAAGACTTATTAATCCACCTGAAATTGATAACCCCTGAGCAGTTGGAGTAGAGCTAAAAGCTCCAATTCCAGATGGTGATCCTGGACTAGCTAGAAGTCTCCACGCAGAGCCGCTGTATTCGTAAAGGTTACCTGTATCTACTGTGACGGCTAAATCACCGCTAGTTGCCGTAACAGGAAGAGCTGCTACGTTTGCATATGTGGCAACTCCAGAAGATGTACTGGGCCAAGCGAAACTTGTCACGATAGATCCTTACTAGTTAAAATAGAGGTCAGAGTTCCAGATCCAGAAGAGTTAACGTAACTTGTTCTAATATATTGCCAAGGCACCTGATTTAAATCGATCAAATAAGCTAATCCTGAACCCGCAGGCTGCGATAGTACTGGATTGAAAGTTAAAGCCTTGAAATTAATATTATCATTGCAAGCTTCTACTGTGAGAGTTCCAGCCATAGTACCAATAAAAGTAATATCCAAACCGAGATTGTGCATTTGGTTTATATCGGTTGGAGCTGAATGATAGGTATTTGTGCCTGAAACGGCTGTAGCTGAAAACTGCGTGTAATTATTGAAACGTGTTTGACCCATTTATTCCCCCTCATGAGTTAATAGGCTGTAAACCTAAAGGTCTATAACTATGAGTTAGTGTCCACTCCTATCAGCTGCTCTTGATTGATTTGGAGTTTCATAAAGTGAATTAACCTTAGCCATAGTCGTTGAAGTACTCTTAGAAACAGCCCTTTGCTTCTGAGCCATTTGGGCTTCACCCTTAGAGTTAGCAACCATTACGGCTTGCATCACGGGTAATGTCATAGTGCTATCAAGAGGTTTCCCCATGAGAAGGCTTAAGCTTTGACGTTGAGAATAAGGGATGTTTTTACCATCGGTGGAAACCTTAGCAATCTCATCGAAAGCTTTTTGGACCATTCTCTTATGAAGATCTGGGTAAATTGTGTTTAAAGTTCTAACGTCTTGAGTTTTTAAAGTACCATTCTTAACATGTTGTAAGACCATTAAAGGCTGTTGAGCTATATCTAATTGTCTTTTGTAATTAGCTAGTGCCCCTTTGTCTATTGGTGATTGTCTATCAAAAGGAGAGTTTTTGTTCTGAGTTGGTTTTAAACTATTTAAATAATTAGCTGCATTTGCAGCCATATAGATAGCAGAAGATGCGTGGTTAGGTAGATAATGACTAATGCCAGAAGCTACATTTGAAGCGTTTTTAATATCGCTATTATGCTCTATTGATTTCTCTAACCTATCTCTTGAAGATTGATCAGGTATTAACCTCTGTGGAATTACTTCTGCTCCTGCTTTAAATAGACTAGAAATGGACTTATTTAATAAGCTTTCTCCTGAAATAACATTTCTAATATAATCTATTGAAGCTTTTGATTCATTTATTTTTCCAGGGATAGACATCTTAGCTATAGCTTGAGCCGTTCTAAGTTCAGGACCACCACCAGCATGCTTTATGAATTGTTCAATAGCTTTATCTCTAATATTACCAACAATAGCACCCGTTGGATGTTCAAAGAACGAACGAAATGCACTCACATGACTAGTCCCAGATGGGTTAAAAGACTCAGGTATGCTTTGGCTTACTACTTGAGCTGATTTTAATTTATTCAATTCTTCTTGAGTAAAAATAGACTTCTTAATCTCTGGCTGTAATTTATCTATCTCTGAAAACACTCTATTTGGAGTTAATTCTCCAGACTTACTAGCAGCGTCTCGGATAACACCTTTTTGATACTGTCTCATCAAATCCATTTCTTCAGGAAACTTATCAGAGAAGAACTTCAAGAACTCGGAGTCTTTCTTAGAGAATAACTTCTGAACTACGCTTTCTGGTGTTAGATCATTGATAAAGTTAATAGCGTCTTGTGCACCGTATACGCGACCCTTACCAAGCTTCTCAGCTAATGTTCCAACATCTTTAATAAATGGCTTATAAAGCGCGTTAGCTTCATCCCTTTTATCAATAAGAGATAACACCCGTTCCTTAGCTTGAGGAGTTTTCATGCTATCTTTAGCGTATCTCTCTATGCTTCTCTCTTCTAACTGGGATAGTTTATCTGCTAAAATTCCAGACATACGTTTTTCACCACTAGAAGCAGTAGGAGAAATAGACCGCATTAAGATTGATTTATAAGTTTTAACGTCATCGACTGTTTTAAGGTTTTCGATCTCTTTAATCACTCGACTTGCAAGTTGCCCCTCTGGAGATCCAGGGGATACTCTAAACTCCTGAAGTTTTTCTATGTTTCTAGCAATAGCAGGAGCTGATCTTTCACTAAGAGGTATGGCTTCAGTGCCTTGTTTAATCTCATTATATAGATCACTAATAGGCTTTACCGATTCTTCTATTTTTCCTGTTAATGAGCCTTTAAATACGTTTCCAAGCTCAGCCTGTGTATAATCTGATCCTTCTCCTAAAGCTGTATTAGTAGTGTTTTCTATTGCATTATAAACTTCCTGATATTTCTTTTGCCTGGCTATTCCTGATATAGTAGGCGCTCCGTTTACAAGAGCGTCTTCACCTTCTTGAATCCATTTACTCGCCGATGTCATTCCCTCTAGTACCGGAGATCCTATATCTTGAGCTGATTTTATAATTTCCTTAGCGTTTTCCTTTTGCTCACCTAAGCCACCTAATATTTTAGGCTTAATATTTTCAGGAATGTTTGAGGAATTCTCAATTGATTCTTTAAATACCCCGTTATTAACAGCATTTGCGTCTAACTCTGAAATAACCGGTCTTTCTAAAATTCCTATCTTATCAAGAGCGTGGTTAAATAGAGGACTAACGGCTCCAATGATTGCCCCGCCTGCCCCACCTAAAATACCAGACAATCCTACATTTATTGCAGATTGTCCCAAAGACATCCCAGGCTGTTCTTTTATTACATTTGAAAGTTCGTCTGAAGCTTGAAGAGCAGCAACTTCAGCAGCAGAGCCAACTGCATGAGATGCAACTTTACTTACTAGACTTGAGCCTTCTAAACCAAGCCCAGATGCTTTAGTAACCGATTGACCAAGCTTAGAAACAAGTGCGCCTTCTCCTAGGCCAGAGATCATTGATCCACCAAAACCAACAGCTTCTCCAATACCACTAGTCCATGGGTTAGTTTCTGCTCTTCCTCTTATATCTTGAGGTTTTACGCCTAACGCTACTTCTGCTCCAGTTGCTAACGGACCAAGTACACCTTTTGCGACTCCTTCAAGTCCAGAAATAGCTTGTTGCCCGAGTGAGCCATACTTATCCTCTTGTAACTGGAAACCCTCTGGTAAAGAAGGCGTAGAAGTGTCATCGACAGGTTGATCAATAGGATTACCAGCATTTTCCGCCACTTGATACCCAGGTGGTAATTGTGGAACGCTGTTATTTTCCATAAGGTATCCATTTTCCGCCTTTAAGGATAAGTTTATCGCCACTTGAATTAACGGCTATTTTACCCTCGTTTGGGTTCTGACTCTGCATTGGGGCAGTGCTATTATATCGAGATAAATCTATCCCATATCCTCTAGCAGTTGGAGCAGATAATTTTGATTTAAGATAATCTTCTAAAGCCTTCCTTTTTGTTGATATAGTACTATCAACATCTCCAGGCATAGGGGTTATATTTTTAAAAGTATTATCCATTGCAGCTTGTCTAACTGTTCCTTCTAAATCCTTAAACGTTGGTTGCATTGCTTGATGTAGTGAATAAACAGATGGTGGAGTCCTAAGAAAACCTCCTCCAGTTTTCATGACAGTGTTATCTTTCGCTGCTTCATCAAATGACTTCATTATAGAACCAGCCATTCGTTTTGTATCTTCCGCAGCTTCTATCTCTCCAAATGCCTTAGCTTGATGCTCTTTTGGGACTAATATAGGAACCAGTTTTGATGGGTCCATACCATTAGAGGCACCATTTAAAGCTGCCGCTCTCATTGCGTTACTTTGTATTAAGCCAGCATTATCGAGTGCGAATTTTGAGCTAGCAATTTTAGCAGTTGCAATCGCTTGAGGAGTACCAATCTTTGCAGCTTCTAATTCGATCTTGTGAGCCATTATATCGTTCATGTTAACTCTGGTTTGGTTAACTGCCATAATATGGTCATGTAACGCAGCTTCATTAGCTCCTATGAGGGTCTTTTGCTGATCCTTCCTTGAAATCTGAGCATTAATGTCTCTGTCAATCTGTTTTTGAAGCATATCCATGGCAGGATTCCCCTGACCAGTAAATGGGGTGCTAAACCCACCCAGTAACAAGCCAATTCCTGTAGCTATCTTTTGACCTGCGCCCATATTCTCTAAATAATGACTAGGATTAATATGATCAGCAGCGTAATCACTCATTAAGTGCTGCCTTTGCTGAGTTAATGCGTCTAGAGCAGCTTGAGACGTTTTATTAAACTGTTCTCTATCTGCTAAGTCCTTTTGTATTACTTCTGCATTTTTTTGTGACAAATTAGCAGAATTAGCGCCTTGTTCTCCGATGCCTTGAAGTCCTAAATTGTAGGCGCTATTAGTTAATTGTGAAGAATCGTAAGCATTTTGAGCCATAGATTGAGGCTGTTGAGATGCTTGAACAGGTTGTTGCTCTTGCTCTACGTTTGGTCTATCAAGCATAGCTTGATCTTGAGATTTAGGTTGTTGATTGTCTTCACTTCCTTCTGGCGCACCATATGGATATTGTGGCTTACTATTATCTTTTTCTTGTTCAGGAATACTAGGGCCAGCCTGTGGCATAGGAGTTGGTTCTCCACCTTCTGCCATTTTAGCAATTGGCATCTTCTCAATCTGTTTACGTTGAAGAGCTGATACACCTTTGTGAGCTATTTTGAAGGAATGACCATCTGGATGTTGGAATGTACTTGATTCTTTATCTCCAGATACTTTTTTAACCTTAGATAGATCTAGTTTCATTTTTTCTTATTCCTTTTTTCAATGTGAGCAGCTAAGGCTCTTGCCATCTTTCCAACAGGACCTGGGTCTTTCATCGTGTCTCTATCTATGACAACTTCTCCCTCAGATAGAAGGGCTGGTATCTTATCATTAGAGTAGGAGTCGCCTTCTTTAACTGCTTTTTGCTTTGGATCTTTAGCTTTAACGTCTCCGCCTTTTTCAAGAGCAGGAATTGAGTTTTCAAAAGCGGTATGTTCAGCAGTTCCTAACTGTTTCATTCCTTCAGCCATTGAATTGTCATTATTTTGAGGAATTGCACCCATTGATTCCATTTGTGGTGCAGACGATTGCATTGGGGCGTTATTCAACCATTGGCCAGCGAATGATATGGGACCACCCTCTGCCATCTTAACTTCTCCACCGTGAGCGAAAAGCCCAGCAGCCGCTGATAGACCAGAAGTTAATCCACCAAACAATTTCCCATTAGATTGCTGATTAGCTAAAGCCGCCTGCGCATTTGCGTTGTTTATATTCCCCTGCATCGTAACACCAGCGTTATTAAACCCCTGGTTAGCACCTTGAAGTATGCCTTGCTCACCTTGTTGGGCTGACGAATAGTTAGTAGCTCCTTGGCCTTGAGCTGCGATCTGATTAGCGGCTACTCCCTGCATTTGAGCTTGTTGATTAGCTAAAGCCGATTGAGCTGCTAATTGTTGTTGAGCTTGCATCACAGCGCCTTGTCCTGCGGCTTGTTGCTGAATGTTAGCGCCTTGCATTCCTGCCTGGCGAGCTATTAATCCAGCGTTAGCCCCTGCACCACGTTGAGAAGCCATAAGCGCAGCCTGATTATTAACGTTCTGTCCTGTGGCGTTGTTAAGAGCTGCTTGAGCTGGGTTTGGCCCCTCACCTCTAGCTTGAGCTTGAAGTTGATTAGAAAGAGCCTGCTGTTGAGCAAACGTATTTGCTTGATTACCAAATCCATTTTGAGCGGCAGCCTGTTGAGCAAACGCTTGTTGACCGGCTAATCCTTGTTGAGCACCAGTATAAGCATTGTTAAGTTGGCCTACGTTAGTCCCAGCTTGAATATTAGCAGCCCCTGCTTGGAAGTTGTTATTTAATCCTAGAGTATTTCCTACAGAACCTAAGAATCCTTGATTTGGATTTGACCCACTTTGAACAGCACCCCCACCACTAGGACCGCCAAGCACAGTACCACCAGCATCATAATGCTTAAGAGTTTGAGAGTGAATCGCAAGTAAGAACTTAGCCTTTGCATCATGATTCTCCATATTATCCAACCGATACCTTTCCTGGTGTTGGGCTCCACATCTTCTTTATGCCCATTACTATGTTAATCCCTGACAAGCTTAATCCTGCTCCAGCTGCTACGCCTAGAGATGGATCATAGATCTCACTAACTGAGATCTGAAACGCATTACACTTTTGCACTTTAGCAAATATCCTAAAAGATTCGATATTAGACGGACCACCGTAAGATTGCCCACCACCGTAAATAGACTCATCACCATATGCAGGAGCAAAATTATTTGGTGAGTAAATAGACTGATGTGATGGATTTCCATAATCATAAGCAACTTGGATAGCCAACTTATGAGGAGACAAGTAAGTACCTAAGAAGTTAAACTCATAGAATCTCTCAAATCCACGAAGACCAGCAGTATTAAACCAACCAGTTACAAAGCTGATAAGTACAGGTCGAGAGCCGTCTAGATAAGTTCCAGGAGTTTCTTGAGTAATGTTCCCATACTGGTCTAAGATAGTTTGAAGCCCTTGGTAAATAGTTCCAGAGATAGACGGCGCACCCTCAAACTCACCCCATTGTCCATAATAATAATCATACATTAGCATTGATCCATTGCTCATCCCGAATCTTACTTGGTTAGTGCCTGGAATGGTGCTGGCAGAATTGGCGACATACTGATTAAACCCCTCTACTGGTGCTCCGATATATTGAGTGGATAAGTCACGACCCAGTAACCACATCCCTTTATTACTCTGAAACATAAGGCCGTTTTGAGACAGAACTATACTTTGCTGATCTGAACACCCTACAGTTGACGTAATAAAAACAGGCTCACTAAAATCATTGTTAGCCCCTGTGTTATCTGGACCATTTCCTGTAATGTAATAAATGGCATTAGCCTTAAATATGATTAGCTTATCATCCATTGCGGCTAGAGCAGTCATTGGGCCTGTAGATCCTTGAGATCCTTGAGTTGGAGCAATATAAATAGTAAACAAATCACTCATTTCAACAGGGGTGGCTTCGATTACTTGTTTAGAATACCAAAGCAAGTTCTTATCCTCTGAATCAATTCCAAATAACCTTGAACGATAAAGAGTAATAGAGTCAAATGCCGGTGCTCCAATATTTTCAACTACCCCACCAGTCGTGTAAATAAGCTGATTACCTATAATCGAAGCATCTGCCAAAGTATCTGTATAGCTAACATCTGCTAAAGTTGTGTCATTAAGTAATGGGCTAGTTTGAGATGTAACCTGATAGAAAGACTGTTGAGCCACAGACCACCGATAAATGACGATTCTAACGCTAGTCTTTGCAGTGAATCTAAGAGTAGGAATATTTAAAACAACAGACCCAGATGATCCACTTCCAGAGGTAGTAACAGCAAGTGGTAAACTTGGAGAACTTCTATGCAAGTTCCCTTTCCCATCTGTCCATTCATAAGTGACTTGATAGAAGTAAGCGTTAGTATTTGTAGATCCATCAGGTTTTGCTACCATTGAACCACCAGTTGCTGACCAGGTAGCTCCAAAGTCTTCTGGGAATACATCAAAGTTATGCTCTACAGGCTTAACTCCATCATACATCCAAAGATAACCTCCATTAATATGGAGATTGTTTCCAATATCAGCCGTAACAGGTTGTGAAGAATCAAATGAGAATGTGGCTAAATTTACACCGTTTTGAGTGTAGATTCCTGATGGGTTATTGGTATTTACTATCTTATTAACTGGAGTGATTAGATCCTTATAAAGATAAGATAGGTAAACACTACTGCCTATAACAGTTACACTAGGAAGAACCTGAGTTGTATAATATCCACCACCATTTGAATAGGCTAGCTTCGCTACAATGTTCCCTAAGATATCAATTAAGAAGTAAGTAGGCTGCAAACTTCCAGAGTAAGAAACCATTACGTAACTCTTACCAGTCTCTGACAAATAAAAAGATTTAGAAGCCAACCCAGATGAATTATTAATCAAGTTGTCAGATCCTGTTATCGTACCAGCTTGATTCATTATTACGGTGTAAACTAAGTCAGTCCTAACAGATGAAAACGAATAAGTGTTTGTCCTTTGATAAAATATATTCACAGACCCATTTACAGCGTTTGATGTTAGTTCTGTTATAGTCTTAGTGTTGATTGTCTTAACAGCAGCGGTGATAACTACTAGATTCTGATTGTAAACCGTCGTAAAAGCGTTTGAATCACCACTATTCCAATAAGTAACGTAAACTACTGATTGATTTCCGCTGGTGTCAATACACACACTCATTAAGTTTGATGTCTTAGCAGCTATTACAACTGTATTGTGTTGAACAAGAGTAGAATCTAAGAATGTTACCCTTACAGCTCCTCCGCCATCGTTTGCGTTATAAGCTAAATAAAGGTTATTGTTACCAACCGATCCATCATATCCAGCTGAAAGACCACTAACATTAGTCTCTAAATCCACTGCAGAGCTTGGAGATGTTGGGGTTGTTATTGGGATTGAAATATACCTAAGATGAGTTGTAGCAGAAACTGTAGCTAAGAATGTGATGATAAAGAATCTACCTAAAACAAACACTCTAGGACAAGTAGCTGTTGCCGGTAACGCTACATTTGATACAACAACTTGCCCAGTCTTAGAATCAAGGATTTGATAAAATGCTGCGCTACTTACCCCTAAGTAAACGCAGCAAGTTAGACCGTTTGATGCTACGGCACTATCTGGAGCTGTTATGTTAGAGCTATTTCTTACTTCTGATAATGTATTAACTGAAACCTGTTGATAAAGTCCTTTGTTGATTGCAGTCATTGATTCAGATGAGTAGTCACAAATACTATGACCTATGCCGATAAGACCATCTCCGTAAGTTGTTAATGAGCTAGCTCCTGGTATAGATACAAGATTACCAAATCCATTACGCTTCTGAAGTAAGCCGCCTTTATTAAATACAGTGTTTTTAAGCGATAACATTTTACCAGGTTGAAGTTGGAACGGATCAGTTTTCTGATCAAGTCCTTGTCCAAACTGAATGTTAAGAGCTTGTTTCTGTGTCATAGTTCATACGCAATCAATTGGAAGTTGTGTACTTCAACATTATATCCGCCATCACCTTTAGCTTGAATCTTATAGTTATAAGTCCCTGCACTTACTACGTCTGTGAAAATGAAGCTGTTAACACAAGCTCCAAGACCACCTGTCAAGTTGTACCCTTCTACTCTTGTTTCACAGAACTGATTTCCATCTCTAGTCATTCTTAGATTTATTGCTATCGATGAAGAAGAAACAACCCGACCCCCACATGCTGCTTCTGCTCCACTACTGGCCTGGAATGGAATCATAGCCACATAGACAGGTCTTCCTGTGGTGGTAATCGTGACCGATAAGTTTGTAACATCAGCATAAGAAGCACTAGAAGAAGTATAACCACCAGAGCTAGAGCTAACCTGCTGCCCAAGAGCTGATAGTTTAGGACGGGTTACAGACCCATCAGCGATCTTATTGGTTGTTACAGAGCTTGAAGCCAACTGCGTTGCCGTAATTCCTGCGCTCTTAACAATTAACTGATTTGAACTAATAGCAATCGTAGAGTTATCAACTACCAGAGCACTTGATATTGTCCCGTCTAATTGAACTTGAAGGAATGTATTATTAGCTGCTGGAAGCGTGGGAAGAGTCAACGAATAATCAGAAGCCATGCTAGCCGGAGGATTTAAAGTTAGACCTTTAGAGCTGGCAGATAGGTTCCTAAATATGGCAGATGCAAAATCCATATTAGCAGGAGTGTTAGCAGCAGATTGCCAAACAAAGGTCTGATTAGCAGAAACGTAAGATGCAGAGGCAGGACTAGTAAGGTTAGAAATAGATCCAGGAGAGCCAGCCACGCCACCGCTTTGAGTAATCCTAACATGATTCCCATTTCCGTCATTGTAATAGAGGTCTACTCCAACTACATACAAGCAGTCAAGATCTGTACTCAGGGAGAGCACTGCGCTTTGAGCTGTGAATCTAGCTGATCTCAAAGCTATTGCGTTATTAGATAAGAATGTAAGATCTGAACTTATGTTCATTCCTGATGGAGTTATTTGAACACCATAGCCAGGAGAATGATCGTGTTGGTCAATCAATATAAGAGAAGCGTTTACGTCTTGCGCCCAGGTAGGACTTCCAGTGATTGAAACACCTGGGAGTATTAGATTCATATTTGGACTAGTTGTTTCACCTGACATCTTTTCTCCTTTAAAATACGAATAAATCAACCACTACTGCAGCACTGCTAATTAAAGACAGAGTAAGTTGCGGTGTTTGGTTATTGTCTTGGTTGTCATATATAGAAGCAGCGCTACGCTGTCTCACGATAAACCACCCCTGTAGCTTCCTTGCGAGTAGATGGTTTACCTGACTCGTCCCTGAGATTAAGGATACTTTTTGGAGTAAATGCCCGTTGTTTATTGGTAGTTCTATAACTGGATTGATTGAAGCGGCCCAGGATGTTTGCATCAATTGGAAAACTGAATCGTCATTCTTGAATATTGGTAGGCTCACCAGCCCCCCATCCCATGTCCTGCTCCACCAAATCCACCACCATCGTAGAATCCGGTATTTGATCTTGTATCTGAAATGGTATTTGGCTGTCCTGCGTCTCTATTAGCTGCAGTCGTCTCAATTGCTTCGATCATAATTGTACGTTCTGCCTTAAGTTCTTCAGCTTGTTCAAAGCTTTCTTCTTTTGTTAATGCTTTAATCGCAGCGTCTACAACAACATACTCATCCCACCCAGATATTGAAAAGCTAAGCATGTCAGTGTCTTTAAGAAGGGAAGTCATGATTGGGATATACCAAATCTGAATATATTGCCCTGCTGTTGGATTAGGAATGAAGTAAAGTTGATTACCCATTTGACGATAAGATAGATTGAACACTCCCAAAGCATTCGCTTGTAGTTGTGGGTATATGAATCTGTTTCTATCGATCCAATTGTAACGAGGTAAGGTCACCCAAGCGTTATTTCCTACAGCTACACCGCAATCTATCCCTAGAAGCTTAAACACTGCTGGAGGAGTCACGTTATTGACTGCAAAGGTTGATGATCCATCTGGAAGTGGATAGTTCTTTTGTCCAGTGGTTGAAAATGTGTAAGGACTAGCTACAAAAAAGTCCTCTCCATATTTAGTAGTCAAAATATTGAAGAGGTTAAACATGCTCTTATTAATGTAGATGTTCCATTCATCAGTTGTGATGAACTCACTGTTAAGCATGTCAGCTCTTAACTGAGCCTGATAACGTAAATACCCTAAATTAATCTGACCAGGTAAACATGGAACAATGCTAGCCGGATAACTAGCTGAGTAACCAGAAGTTCCAGACGCATTAACAGAAGCTACCTGATAGAAATAAGAAACACCTACTAGACAAGTCGTATCTAAATACTGTGGCTCTGTAGAAGTCCCAAGAGATGAGAAAGTAATTCCGTCTGTTGATCTTTGTACTGAGTAACTTGTTGCTCCAGATACGATTGGCCATGAAACTAGGTTTTGAGCATTTCCAGTCTGAAGAACTACGTTAAAAGGTGCACCTGGAATTGCCATTCACTCTCCTTGTTGGCTTCGGGGGGAAGCCATGGAAGGGAAACTTCCCCCCAAACATATTTTATTCTCCCAATACTGTAACGCTTGATTGAGACATATAGAATGCTAATCCAACTACAGACCCATCTGCTGGAGCTGTCAAAGCTGTTGCAGCCTCACAAGCTAATACAATCCACCCACCCACATTAGGAGATCCACCCATTGGGATCGGGCCTAATGACAAGTTTGGATCTCCAATTACCTCAATATGATCAACTCCAGATGCTGTAGCGGCTGGGACTTCAATTGCTCCAGTTCCGGTAGCGGTGGTTGTATCTTTTGCGATGAATGAAACTCCAACAGCGGGGGTGATGCCTGGAGGTAAACCAAGTTTTTGCCATTGCGATACACTTGTCGTTCCAACGCTTACAATTACATAAGCAAGCCCTGCGGTCGTTCCAGTAGTTACTAGAATCGGAGTTCCAGATACTGGAGAAACGAAACCAGAGAATCCACCATAATATCGGTTAAAATTATCTGCGAGTTGCACCAAGATATAACCAGAGGCAGGATTTGGATTAAGATACCCGTTTGGCCCTTTTGCTGGCGTAGAGCTAGTGTGCATGAAGACGTTTTGAACGCCCTGCCCCTTTAGACTTTTAATTCCTAGACCATTGCCATTGGCAGAGTCTACGATAAAATTACAATCGACTAATACAGGAGTGACATGAGGCACATAGAAGTGACCTCTATTGATCCAAGTTGTTGACATGGTGCATCCTTTTGCGCTGCGTAGCCGTCTTTCGACGGGTAACCTCAGGGATTAGCGCAATATCCGTGGGGCTTTTAAGGATGATCCCTTATGTATATGCGCGTTTGTCCATAAAAAAAGGGGCTTACTCATTAAATAAGCCCCTGATTAAACTATTGGCTTAATGCGATATTACAATTAGCTACTGGGCCGTTACAAGTAAGGTTTCCGTAATATCCAATACGAATCTCGACAGCATCGGCTGTTCCAACTCGGAGACCTTGGTTCGAATCATAAGAACCGTAAATAAGGATCTTAGGAGCGCGTCCCAATGTTCTCAATTTCCATGTTTTCATAGCGATTAAGAAACAGGTTTGAGGAGGGCAGTTACGATCTGGGAGGACAGTTACTTTGCCGTAAGCGGTGATGACTTGAATACCTTCGAAAGCGATATCGATTTCATCATGCTTAACGTCAACATATTGTACTCGGCTTCCTAATTGCTTGATAAGAGCAGCATAGGAAACGAAGTTCATAAAAGCGTAGTCTGGATAACCAGCAGTAGATCTTTCACGAGCAACCAAAGCTGCAGCGTCGATCAAAGCTTCTTCAATGGTTTCATTCGCGCCATTGAAACGAAGTCCAGCTAGACGAGAAACGTTAGCCGATCTATTTTGACCGAAAAACGAATCAGATCCACCAGGAGCAACAGCAGGAATCCAAGCTCCGAAGCCAGCTAGTTTAAGCATCAAGCTTGAACCGAGACCACCAGAAGCGAAGTTAACGTCACCTTCTACTGCTAGATAAGGAAAGCTAGAACTCCAAGAAGTAGGAGTTGCGACAGATCCACCTTGAGTAGCAGACACTGAAACAGTCCCAGCACTTGAGTCAACAGCCACAACATACCCTTGATGAGCACCTGTTGATTGAGTAGCGCTCGTTCCAGATACAGAGTAACTGACTAAGCTCATCCCAATTTCGAAGTTAACGATAGATTGAGCAGAATCTAGGGTAATCACACCAGAAGAAATGCTTCCAGCGCCAAGACCATAAGTTCCACGAGAACCAGAGCCGTCATTAAACAAGTCATGCGCCAAGTCATTGGTGATGTTGTTAATTCCGGTATTCACGTTCATTGTAGCGCCATCCATAAACGCCGAAACGTTATTCTTGGTAGCTTCCATGAAACGGTTATCAATCGTAACTAATTGATAGTTGGAGATGGTTGTGACGAAAAACTCACCAAGGCTCGGAGCAGTTTGATTGCTTTGAGCAAGTGAGAAAGTCGCACTACGACCTTGACCAGAACCATAGATCAGTGGCACTGGGAAGCTTTTGCCACCCATACCATCAGCTGATTCATCTTTAGGCAACAAAGCTAAAGCCGCGTTACCTGCGTATACTAAGTCTTTCATAACCCACGAATCATCCGTATAAAGTTCTTTTAAAACTTGTACGTTATCCGAAGAGTTAGAATATTGTGGAGTTGTGAAACTCATATTCTATCCTTTCTTATCTCTGTGCACGTTGAATTGCCTGAGCAATCCTTTCTTTCATGCTGAGATGTTGAAACTGATTGACACTTCTAGTAGGAGAAGTCTCAACCGAGTTTGTTAATGTTTTAGGAGCTTGCTTATTTGCCGCCGTTGTCGACGGAGGCGGTAGTTTCTTCTCAGTGTCTTGAGGAGCTAGTTTAGACTTGATCTTTGTAAGACCAGTTTTCTTTAGCGCATCTTCGACTAAAAACTCCTCAATATCTTTTGAGGCTTCTTCAACTGTTAAAATCTCATTGTCATTATTGAAAGTGTCTAAGATGTGTTGAAGTACAGCTTCTTGAGCACCTTCTTCTTTAATAGTGACGAAATTGGCATCAGTAGAAACCAACGCTTCAATTTCCTTCTTATATTGATTTACAGTAGCCTCGTACTGCTTTGAGACTCTCTGTTCTTCATTGGTTTTGAGTTGTTGGATCTCTGATTTGAGTTCTTTGACAGGATCTGGATCTCCAGTTTGCGATAGAATCAGATTAGTCAATTCCTCGTAATCCATTCCAAAGGTGTCTTTTATAGTTTGGAGAGCGTTCTTCTTAACACCCTCAATAAGAGAAGACTTTGGAATATGGTCCGCCTCTTTTGTGGTAAATGCAGCCTCTCTATCCCTGAGAGCTTGCACTTCCTGTTGCAACTTCTGCTGTTTCTTAGCTAAAGCCGTCAACTGAGGTGATAACGTAACTGCGTCAGACTTAGTTTCTTCAGTAATGACAGGCTGTCCAGTCTCTTTAGGCTCTTCTTTCTTTGGGATTAGAACGTCCATACCCGTTGGACGGGTAATAGAGGCTCTTGGTTGACGAAACATATCTTCTGAGGTCGCACCGATAACTGCACGGGCAATAGGACTAACAGTAGGCATAGTTCTCCCTTTCTTGGGGGTTTGTATTTAAGCAGCGGATACTGCACTTTGAGGAACTGGAGGAGGAGCTGGAGCAGGCTGATCATTAGGTCCAGGCTGTTGTGGTTGTTGAGCCATGGCTTGGGCTTGCGCTTGTTGAGCCATTTCACCCTTAATATTAGAGATATCTACGATGAAATCCCTAATCATCTGCATCTTCTTCTCCTCAAGCTTATAACGAGAATAAACATTGATGTAGTTAGTCGCTAGAGTTGTCGCTAGATCACTAGGATCTAAGATAAACACATCAGGTTGAGGCTCTTTACCGCTCTCGACAATGCCGTCTAACATATAAAGAATACGCTCTCTTAGAGAGTTTGCCAGTCTATCTGAGTTCTTTAGATCAGGCATGGATTGCAGCTCTCTAAACTCTTCTAAAGTGATCTGATTACTTGCTAACATCTCAGATAACCTTGCGTATCTTCCAGCTGGATCACGAGGTAGAGATGATTCGTCATAACATTGAATCACATAGACATCTTTAAGTACTCCAGCCTTAGGAAGATCAACCTCTCTTAGTCCATCTTTATTAGGGTAAACAGTCGTGTATGACCCATGCTCGTCTACAATATCCTTAGCCACATCCATCATCTTGTAAGAAAGATCTGGATATAGGTCGTCATATCGAGATGAGAGATCGGCAAACCTATCATCTTGATTCTCTAAGAACACTCTTTGAGCCTCACCGCTGTTCAAACCCGCTGGTTTTACACCACCAGCTGATAATTGAGAGATCCCTGAGATCTGATAAGCGTAAGTGATTAATCTTTGCAGATGCTCGTATAGCTCAGGTGCATTTGATTGTGGTGTTTCCCATGTTGGAGGTGTCCCACGATACTTAACAATAGTGCCGATATTATTATTAAGAGAAGTTTCAAGGATCTTTGATAGTTCATCAATCAATACCTTTGGAGTTCCTACTGCGTGAATAGATTCTGATATAGTTCTCAGTAAAGTATCAATTCCAAGTTGAGTACCCATTAACATCTCAATCAATCCCTGACTGAAATATCCAACTGAATGAGGGTTGTAAGCCATCTTAGCAAATGGGAAGTAATCCTTCTCCCATCGCATATCGTCTACAACTCCGTCAGAGCATACGATGACACGTCTCCCGTCTTCTGCCCCCTCAAACGATGGTAAATGCCATGCTTCAATTAATATGATCTGATCTGAAATGGTTTCTGAACTCTCACCAGATCCATCAACATAAGCTTTATTTGATTTAGAAATCTTTAGCCTAGCCTTAGGCCACATCCCAGTAACTACTCCTCTATCACAGAGCTTAAACTGTACTAACTGCCTTGGATTTCCATACCAAGAGTCATCCTTATCAGCGAATAGCTCAGTGGATAGTGTTCTTTCTAAAGCAATCTTCTTATCTTGCTCAAATACCTTAATAAACCCGTCACCAAAGACACAAGAGTCACGAAGAATCATCTTGCCTTTATCATGTCCCTTACACCTGTAAAGCTCTCCAGCGATGAAAGAGTTGTATTGCTCAGCCAAGTTACGGTCTTTGTAATCAGCTCCATCAGTTAGAAATACTGGTCTAGGCTTATTCTGCGTGATTCTGGATACCAGAGTATCAACGCAACTCTGACTCACGTTCATTGTGGGTCTTCTGACTGGCAACTGATTAGACGTGTCTAAGATCTTAGAGTTAAGAGCATAGTTCATCAGTCCTTTACCTGAATAGATTCGACTGAATATTGATGCGCCCTTGATTCTGTATTGCTGAGTCTTCTGAAGGTAATTAGCTGTACTTATGACTTGGCTACATAGTTCATCATCAGATTGAGCGTTCCACCATTGATAAGATGATATAGGGAGCTTTGTCTTTTCTGTAGTCTTAGCAACTAAAGTCTTTCTCTTAGAGTTTCTTTCATCTTTCTCTTTTAAAGTTATACTAGGCATTCAATTGCCTTCTTTTTAAGATGTTAAGAAGCGTCTTGGTATGTTGGACCATACTAGTCTTCATCTCTATCTTCTTACCAAGTAAGTTCTTCTTAATAGTCGTTACACACTTGCTCCCACATTTCTTACACTTGAATGGAACAATAGCTGTTCCAAAGATACTTGGCTCTTGGAACTCAATAGTGTTTGGAGTCTTACATCCACGACATTCTGCAACAGTTGTTAGTAGTCTAAGTTTCGCCATAAATATAATCGTTTAAATCATCTAGAGTTGGTACATCCTTAACTGCGCTCAGTGGTTTATCTCCCGGTTTATTAGTCCTGGTTCTAAGTGGGGGGAGAATATCTCTAAACTCAATTGATACATCTCCAAACTTAAGAGACTTAATCCCGTTTTTACGGGCATACTCTGTAATCTCTTTAAGCTTATCTAGTTCCATTTTTTTACCAATTCCTTGAAATACCACTCAGCAGAGGTCGATGGGATGACCAAATTTCCGTCTTCTAAAAACCCTTCTAGGAATAAATCATTGTGAAATTCATAGTTTGCGAACTCTACTTTAGATCCAAGACTTACAACCTTTTCATCATATTCTTCTGGTGAAACTATTTTAAATTCCATTAGACATTAGCCATTCGTCCCATCATCGACTTGATCTTGGAGTGCTTTGCGTTCTTCTTAGCTCTCTCTTCATCAGAGACTTCTGGATCTGGAGCTTTCTCTTCAGCTGATCCGCTGTTATCAGGATGACTATCAACTGGCTTATTAGTGCTCAGCTTTTCACCTTCTTCTTTATTCTTAATCACCATTTCATCTGTGGCGTCTTCTGGAATACCTGAAAGCTTCACAGCTCCAGACTCATCTTCTTCCATCTTCTTTTTCTTAGCTCTAATTGCTGCACTCATCTGACTGGCTGACATCATACATCCGTCTCCTTGTCTTCTTCTTGAATGTGCAAGATCAAAGCCTTCAAAGCATCCATAAGAAGTTGTTTATCTTTCTTTTCAAAAGCTTCCATTAGTTCGTCAACCACTTGACTTAGTAACTCATCCATCTTGTTGATCCTCTTCCCTGACTAAACGTAAGAAAGCTGCTAGAGCTTCCTTGAAAGCCTTATTATCCTTGCGATGAAACGCGTCTAAGATCTCTTCCGCTACCTTAGGCAGCATCGGAGTAGATTCAGCCTTTCGCTCTATTGTAGAGCCGCCTTGGTTGTTATTTTTGTTCTTTAGGAAAGGTAATTCCATCTATAACGATGTTTAAGTGTCCATTAAGATGGTTTAGTTGACGTTTACTGGTAGTAATCCGCATAATCCTTCATATCGTCTTGCATCGCTTCTTGCTCTTCTTTGATAGTCTTATAGAGAGCTTCACGCATCTTCTCTTCTTGCTCTTCACCCCATTCTTTGGTTCCAGGCTTAAGAGGTTCTTTTGGTTTAATGTATCCGTATGCAGGGCTTTCTTTAAAAGCATAGAGGCAAGAGTCAACCGCATCTGAATGTCCTTTAACAATTGTCTTCTCAGGTGTGGACTTATCTGTATCTCTTTCCAAGAGATTACAATCCTGAGCGAATCTTGAAGTACTTTTAGCAAAGAATCTAGATGTTCTAAGTGCATTGTTGAGAAGTCCATAATTAGCAATCTTTCCTAACTTGTCAGCCGTTTCCATTGGAATTAAGTAACGTGGCCTAAGCGACTCGATTAACTTCTTACCGCCACCGCCTGGATCTGCAACAACTTTACAGAACTTATATTTCTTGAACAATAGATCCACTTGATGAGCCATCTGCTCATACGTATGTTTCTCGTTAATCACTTCTTCAACTAGATAAGTATCAGCGCTGTTATCTCTCCACCCTAAGACACTGAATGAATCAGCATCATCGAATCCAAAGTCCATTCCTAAGATATAATTCCAATTACCTTTTGGAAGCTCCTCATAGTGATTCTTTGTAGCATCGTAAGTCAGTAGTAAGCTATTAGCGTCAAGAACCCATCTACCGAAGCATTCCCTTTGGATTGATGGGTCATCTAGAGTTACGCCTTTTCTTGCGCAGTCTTGTTGAATAAGTTCTGCAACTGTGCAACCTGATTTGCGTTCAATCCAGGGGTTGGAATGAAGAGTCCATGCGTGATGAACCCACTCAGTAGATTGACTAGCTTCATAGAAGTATCCTGAGGGAATTGGCCCCGGTGTTCCTATTAAACGTAATCTTCCATTGGTATCGTATAATCGTTTGATGAGGATCTCTTCAACCAGTTCTTTAATGTGTGATCTAAAAGCTTGGGATTCATCAAGATAAGCCAGAGCAACATTGGAAAGTCCCCTAAACTTTTCGATCTCAGCGCTATCAGAAGCACCGGAACAATAGATAATGCTATCACCAAACTTAAAACTAAGATCAGACTCATTTGAGATACCTCCAAGTTTATAATTACGATTAATATTGTGAAGTTCAGGCCACACAATACGTTTTGCACTTGATCTTGCGAGAGTAATGTAAAGCCCTACAGTTCCGGGTTTGGTTAAAGCTGTATTAATCAGATCAGCGGCGCAGGCTATTGTCTTACCAGCTCTGACACTACAAACTGCTGTTGCAAACTTTGCAGGATCTCTTACTAACGCTAATTGCTCTTTGAATAAGAACTCTTCGATGTTGAAATTTGGACGTTTAACCTTACTGCTTTCTAATAGTTTAGCTAAGATCTCACGATTCTTCTGATCCATCGCCTAATCTTCGCTTAGCTTCTTCTATGAAGACTTCATTTGGTATCTTAGAAATATCAAATTTCATTCTATCTTCTTGACCTAGCATTTGCTTACCTAACCAGATCTGCATTACGACATTTCCATTTCGAGCATTATCTATTTGCCATCGACGTAATGACATTTGCACGTCTGCTCTCCCTTTTTCTAATTCTGCCGCAAATCTGCGTTCAATTGTATCCCTAGAGCATTGGAAAAAAGCAGCTATTTCCGTGGTTTTACAGCCAATCTTAGCGAGTTCAAAGACTTGTTCTCCGTCTATTTCTATATGAGGCTTACCCATTGGTTAACGCACTCGGCTAGGGATAGTTTCACCGGCAATGATTACATTGGCTAGAGGTACGCAAGCCCATTGGCCCTTATTCTCAAGGATTAGGCCCTGCATTGGGTGATAATACATTTTTAGACCTGGGACCTTGGTGTTGTTTAATGACTGCTCTGTGCCGCCTCCAGGAATGCGCTCTGCTTGATGAAGGGTTGCCCACGACGGGCACCAAGCGACCGAATCTTGAGAGAAGTCTTCGAGTGATTTACGTTTTGTATCTGCCATTTGTCTCTCCTTGATTAGAACGGATTGAAGATTAGCTTCTTCTTTTCCGCTATTGGTTTACCTATCTTGGTAACTGATTTAACTACTTTTATTTCTACATTGTTGAGTAACAGCTTTGCAATTCCTTTTTCTCTGTAATCACGTTTCACATAGATCCAGTACAGTGCTTCATTTTTGATGACAGCGTAACCAACAAGCCATGAGGGGTTTTGTTCATCGCAAGCGACGATTACTTTAACTTTTGGATCAAATAGGATGTTTGAGATTACTTTAGCATACTCTTGGAAATAGAGATCTTGAGGGATATACCAGAAATAAGAATTGCCGTAGTAATTCCCTTTAAGCCATGTTGACATGATTAGGTTCTTGTCAGCTGGCATTGGGTCTCTGATTACGATATTAATCCCGATGTCCTCTGAATATTGGTTATGATCACATGTATCCATGATTTCTTATAGTGTACTTTCTCAGATATTTGTCTGATTGAAAAGCCCTCACAGTGTAGTTCCCAAATCTGTCTGTAACTCTTATGTTTAAAAGGGTAGTTCTCTAGAACTGAAAGAGCTAGGTCATAGTATTCAATTGTGTCTTCTTTGACTTTCTTGAATTTATGAGAGTGCCACTCGATAAGAGGTGGATTAGGCAGATCGAAGTTTTCTACCTTTTCATTTAATATTCTATTCCACTTCTTGAAAAGAGCTTTGAACTCTTTAGTCTTGAATGGATTGCTGCTCATCCTTGAGCTTCTCCGCGGCTTCCCGCCGATCTCTAAAGATCTTAAGCTTTTCAAACGCTACTTTATTAGCCATAGACTTTAGGACTCCGTGTCCAAAATAGGATCTAGGCATGAATGCTTTGGTTTGAGGTAGGTGAAGTATCATTGTGGCGATAGCGTCATAGGTATCGTCAGTGTTGGGTAGTTCGTAGTCTTCAACAAGTGAGGCTACGAAATGGTCTAGTCCTTCCTCAGTTGTTGGTAGGAGGACTTCCTGGTTCTGATTGTCGTTGATCATTCTTGATCTTCTCCATCTCTTCATTGTGTTTTATATTAAGAAGGGACATCTCTTCATTGAGATGAGTTATTCTAGTTTTGATTTGTGGGACTCGGTATTCAGATCTGTAGATAATATCACCGAGTTCAGCGGCGAGTTGTGAGTACTCTCTTAAGATATCTTCTTTGGTCATGAAGCTGAAAGCTAACAGTGAATATTAGGAAGTCAAGAAGATTTAGTTTTAGCTAAATGACAAGGTATACAAAGAAGTTGAAGACGGGCGACATCTTTATGGTAGCGTTGCCATAATTCTTTTAAGACTTGATTGGTTTGTCTGAATGTTGGTCTATTAGTTATAGGACAGTCATCAAAATCATTTGGAACAAGATTACCATATGTTGATAAGAACATTTTAAGTATATCTTTGAATGGTTCAATATGGTCTGCATGAAGTTTACACTCAGTTGCAAAGCAACTATCGCAATGTAGTTCTCTATTATTTTTATAACTTAATATTTGAATATCGACCGCTTCTCTGAAAGCTTGAGTTAATCTTTCATTATTAGATTTTGACCTAGAGTTGCAACAAGTAACCCAAGAGAAGTCTACCCATTTGCCGTCTGCTGTTTGTAGATCAGTAGCTACACCGTTACCAAATGAGTTATCACGCACTCTGAAGGCCCTTAAACCATCTTTAGTCTTTTGATCATAGTTTGGATGTCTTTTAAGTAGATCATGAAGCCATAGGCCAGCCACAGAGTCTAATTGAAAGGTAATGGGTCTATCTAAAGATGATAACCATTTTGATACAAACTCTTTTAGAGCTTTCTTAGTTTTGAATGAGTCGATTGGTTTCATTTGTTGTTCGTTATACATTGCTGTTTGTTTTATTTTCAATACATATGTCTGTTTTATTGTCGTTTTATTATAAGTATATGAT